CCTCCATCGGAACCCATGTCCGGCTCGGTGCAGTCTTTAACGAGACTTAGGCGAGAGGCAGAGGTTCGTCTCTTATCAGCCACGCATCTAGTTGACGTGCTTGACGCTGTCGTACTTCTCTTGATACACGCTGAAAGGTTGGGGAGGACTACCTTTGGCGCCGCCCTACAGGATGTGGCCACTTTGCTTCGGCACGTGGCCGCGAGGGGTGGGGAGCGCACGACGAGAGCGACGGCCTTGGATAGAGAGTTGGCTGGGGCCGTTATTGACCTCGTGTGTAGACGCCAAAGGAACATACGCCGGTTCTATAGGCGAAGCGTTGATATGGCATCCATGCGCGAGGCGCGGCTCGCCGTCTGGGTCTCGAGACTTACCGCTCAGATTTGCCGACTACAACGAGATCTTCGGAGAGCCGACGACGAACAGGAATCTCAATGGGAGCTCTCGCCTACATACAGCCTCACTGGGTCCGAGTCTGACGGGCACCACGAATGATTGGCGTTTACACATACATTCGGGTGACTGGGATGATGAAGGTCCAAATGGTATTGAGGATCTCTTTCCCCCAACACCCAGCACTCACGCTTACAAGCGCCGAGATTCGGGGAGCTGGGCCGACTGGGATGAAGGGATGATGCATTCCCTAGCACTCTTCGCAGAGGACACTTGTCTATCGGCTCCTCCACCCACAAGGGGCCGTCGGACTGGTGCTCTCAGACGGCGTCTAAGGCGCGCTGCTGGAGCTTCCAACAGCCAAGAGGCCCTGCGGGCCAGGGAGGAGTCTAGGGAAAGGCGTTATTCCACTTCACCAGGAGTCCCAGAGGCACGCGCCTTACAGAGAGTGCAAGAACTTACAAACATGGCCACAGACCTTCTAGCAGAGGGAATTGAGGTTGACACTGATGCGCTGGAGGCCAGGAGAGCCGCCGCCGACCTGGGCCTAAACGAACTTCAGGACAGGCGGAATAGCACCGCCAATGCCGCTGCACTTCGGGGCGTGCCGCATGAACCACTGGAGACTGTACATCACAGACTTGATACTGGCAGTGATCAGCGCTCACGATCTGCTAACTCAGAAGGCGTGGAGGACGTCTTTTCCATGTCGAGCTCGGGGGGCCGTTTCAGTCCAGAGATGCGGGTATTGGACACCGGCGTGCAGGCAAGCGAGCTCGACGCCCTGCCATGTGTTGAGGATCCCGACATCACGCTACCAAGCACCGACGGCTGGCCAACGCCTGACGACTTCGAGGAGCATTGGGATCTCCGCCCTGCCACCAACTGGATGACTAGGATGGGGGCCATTCCTTTTCGAGCCAACGCAAAACAGGACAACGACGATAAGAAAGGGTTGCCAATACACCTGCTGGACTTCAACAGCATGTGTCGGCCTTGTAAGATCGCCCAGTGGAAGATACCCTATCGACTAAACCGCCGGCAGGCTGGGGCGCTTGCGTTGGTCCTAGGCGGCAATCGGACTGACTGGACTGTTAGGGCTGACGCCCCGTACCATGACCACCCGGCCTGTGCCCTGGTGCGCTTGGTGGCTTATGTTGCGGCCCTCCGCTTCCTTGATGGCTACAGGGTGCTGGATATTGGGGGGAGTGTGCAGAGGGCCGTAGCAGCGCAGGCAAGAAACATGCATTGCTGCATGCCCACCTTAGACCGAGCCGATGCTGTCCGGCGTGTCACACAGAGGATGGGCATGGCGGTAAAGAACATCAACGTGAAAGAGGAGTGTGCCTTTGAGGAATTGGTAGTGACTGCATGCCGCAACCGAGTCGAGGATTGCAAGGCCGAGGCCGATGCGTTTCTATGTGTGGACAGCATATACTATCTTGGCGAGCCCTACATCATCAACTTGATGAGACGGCATGAACTTGGAGTGATACTGTACCACAGCTTTGAGCACTCCTGTGACCATTATCTAGGTGAGGCTCGCGTTAGGCTGATTGACAAGGATGGCGTCCAGTTCGTGGCAATGTGGGTTGAGGGCAACTCTGAGCCTTACATACACCCAAACATGAACATCCACTCCAACAGCGAAAGTCAAATCTACCGCAGGGAGGGAAAGCCGCTTAGGCGGTTTCACATCGCGAGCTGGGGGTGGTACCATATGGTGGTCTACTGTTGGGGAGACCTCCCAGTTGGCCACCCTGCAAGACCCTGGGGGAGCTTTATGCCGCGGTGGACGCCTGACAAGAGAGGCATCGCGGCACCGCCTGGCATTCCAATTCGAACCGACCTGGCTAACCTCAGCACCAAGTCCGTCATAGTTCGTATAATGGGCATCGACAGAACAGGGGTGGCCATCACAGCCATGGTCGACCACCTAGTGGCCACCTTTTCCAGCAAATTGCATAACCTGGCTGGGGTTGATCAATTACTGGGCCTCATGCGCATGTCCTATCTCGATCAAATGAGAAAAGTGAATGCGCCCGATGGCTACGTGGCGATTTATGAGCCTGGCACCGTCTACGTGGCCGCCTATGAGCTGCTTAAGCGCGAGGTGGCGACCCGCGGTGGAATACACACGGGTTCCTTTTGGCGCAGTTGTTGGAAGAACCTACTGGCACGCCTACTGGGCACTAGGGGCGCTCCTTGTCTGCCCTTTGACGAGGTCTACACCCCCGACTGCTGGTCCTCCCTCACTCCCACAACACCACCCGGACCAGGCGTTGCAAACTTCGACCTCGTGGCTGAGTTGGCCTCTAATGGAAGCGTGCCGGTTTTTCGGGGGGCCGCCGCGGTAGGCTGGTTTGGCTTCATCCGAACGGGTACTGCCGCGGCGGCGTGGTGAAGAAGTCTGGCCGAAATGTCTTAGGGGTGTGCTGCAAGGGGGTATCCCGATGCAAGCCTAGGATACCCGCGCAGGTCTGTCTTCCCGGCGAGGTCAAGCCGACGATGACTAAGATCCTGGGTATACCCGTCCCACCCTGCCCGGTTCCTAGGATGTGCATCTGCAATGAGTGGGTTTCGATACATTCACGGGTTATGGGCTTTCAAGGTTTCGAAATAGAACCCAAGGATGTCGCTGCACTGACCTGGGCTGTTTCTGCCATTGCAAGGGATGCTGGGCCAGTCCTCAGACCCATGAGCTTTGACGAGTGGTTAAGATCATGCAAGGCTTACACGGAAGCCAGGAGAGCAGAACTCAAACGAGCCCATGTGAGTCTCATAACCAGGCCGGTTGAGCATAAAGATGCCATGATTGAAACCTTTCTTAAATACGAGAAGTTAACAAGCCACGGAGACCCGCGGGTTATACAACCCTCCAGGGACCGTTACTTGGTCGCGTTGGCCCCTTTGGTCAAGAGTGTAGACAAAGCCTTGTGTGCTGGGCACTATGAATTCACGCGCGGTCTTGACTACAGACAATTAGGGGAGTTGTTTAGTGAACATGTGACCTTGTATAAAGACCCTGTTTGTGTTTCGGCTGACTATTCTCGTTTTGATGCTCATGTTAGCGTGCCCCTACTAGCGGTTGAGCACTTGGTGTATCTCTCCACCACTGGTGTCTTGGAAATGGCACCGCTTCTGCTGTGGCAGCTTCGAACCGTAGGCGCCACGCGTAGCGGCATCAGGTATGTGCGGGAAGGAGGGCGCTGCAGCGGCCACCCAAATACGTCTTGCGGAAACGGCATAATCAATCTTGCGATACAGCGCGTCGTTCTCTACAGGGCTGGCGTTCAGGCTTCAGTGTTTGTAAATGGTGATGATACCTTGATCATCCTGGAGAGAGATCAGGCCGGCCTAATAACCCCGAATTGCTATGAGCCATTCGGGATGGAGGTTGAGCTGGTAGTATCAGAGCTTGCGTTTGCTGAATACTGCTCTGGCCGCTTTATGCCCAACGGCAAGGGCAGCTACTACTTTGTTAGGGACTTGCCCAAGGCGCTTCTTAAAATACCGTGGGTCCTGAAGACCATAGGGCCCTGCGCCGTTCAGGAGCGGAGGCACGATGTCATGCATGCTGAGCTCAGCCAGGCTCCTTGCGTCCCGATATACACAGCCTTCTGTGCCTACTGGCACGGCGTTTGCACCGGGAAGCCTCCAGCGCGCGCCCTGCCTTGGAGGCTGCAAGAGGTCGATCTTACCATCTCTCTTGAGGAGGTGTCAGTAGCCTCACGAAGTTGGTTTGAGCTCGTGTATGGGGTGAGCGTGGCGGAGCAGGTCTTGGCTGAGCGTGCTATTAGCGACAGTGGCTGGCACCCGATTATCAAGGATCTGGCCCTGCGAGCTTATGAGCCTGACATGCGGGTGCTATCCGCAGCCCACGACAGTATTTTTAATGAAGATATTTCAACGCGCTTGGAGTCACTTGATAAGTGCACGAATCCTACACGCTACAAGACAGGGGAGTGGGACCTCAAATTCCATCGCTTTCAAGCTGACTGGGCCGGGCTTGAACTGGAACTGGAGCTCAGGAAACCTTGGAAACCGCAACTCTTGTCCAGACCAGTTGGCTTCAGAAGTGATACCTTACACAGCCCTTGGGCAGCATCGCGGCGGGGAGTTGAACCACCTCTGAGTGCGCCGCTGGATACCGAAGCCTCGCGGGCATATTTGGCGTCACTAGACCGATACACTAAGAAGAGCTACAGCAGCACCATCTACCAAATGGCGCGTAAGAAGAGTCAGCAAGTCAAGAGTGGGAGGGGTGCGGCCACCACCAGTGGCCCCGCACCGGCGCCACAAATCGCCGTCGCGGTCGCACCCACAAGGCAGCTCGCCCGTGTCACCCAGGGCGAACGCATGACCCTTAAGGATAGTGAAATGCTGACGCGAATCGATGACCCTCGCTTCGTTTTTGTATTCCCCCTTCTGCCAGGACGAACCTCAGCACCAAAACTCGACTCCATGGCGGGGCACTATGCTTGGGCAGAATGGGCAGCAAGCCCAATTCTTAGGTACAAATCCTTAGCCAGTGCCGCCTCTGAAGGAGTTTGGTACTACAAGGTTGGGCACGACATGTCATATCATGATGTGCTGGACCCTGCCCGTTGGTGCGTGGATGCCAAATCGTTTACTGCACAGAAAGCCGGCCTAGATTGGAATGTCAAAGTGCCTTTAAGAGCATTGACGTCTGTCAAGTGCTCACCCCACAACACAGAGCGTGGGACATTCATACTCTGCGCCTACCGAGGGGCCAGCGTTGCTAAGGGCGAATTTTGGCTCGATTACAGTGTGCGGCTGGGGGGCGTGGCTGCGGCTACCGCTCCATCAGTGTCATACAAAGTTGCCAATGGCATCTTCTATGACCCTGTGGATGGAAAGCCTATCAACGGTCTTCCCCTCTCTGACGTGGGGCATAGCTCGCACTACCATTTTGCCCCACCCCTGCCTGGCCGCAAGATCGCTCAAGACTTCGTAAAGCTTCACGGAGGTGTGCCAACAGCTATCGTCCGGGCAGACCGGGCCCCAATTATCAAGGACGAAGCCGAGGTCACGGAAATCGTGGCTACCCACCCCAAGGAGCAAAAGGCACATTACGCCAACAGTGTGTGGGACGCCGTTGGCCAGGTGGGAAACCAAATAGCCACAGCCGGGCCCCTAGTGACCAACGTTGTCAGAAAGATTGCACAGGGCGCCGGATGGCTTGCCAGACTTGTCGGCTGGGCAGCTGCCAGCCGCGACTCCTCTCCTTGCCTAAATGGGCCGTTCGGTCGATACTCTGGGCACGTGATTGTGCGCCACGGCTCGTACTCCACCTCAGAGCTGAGCAATCTTGCCTCATTACTGCCTATTTTTTCCACCGAGGAGGACGGAACTAGGTTGGCCACACTGCCCTTCTTCGTCGCTCCGATGCTGTCTAGCTTGGCTTCAGATGTTCTGTCAAGCGCCGTCAGACGCGCCTTCCAACAACCCAAGCTGGTCCACAAGGGGGTGGATGCACTATCCTTTGTTTACGATGGAACATCAGCCGGGACCACCGGGCAGTGGCCGGACCTCGACAACGATGCGAACGGTGGTGTGGGCGGCATAGACCCTGAGTACCCATCTAATCCGCTTCCAGAAGTGCCCGATTTTGACGAAGCTCCTGGGGCGCCCAACGTGTATATACCATGGGAGACCACCAACCGCCACATCTCCGGGTTTGTTGTGGATGCCAACGGCACCCCGGTGGTTCGGTGGCTGGGGGCCTCATATGGCAAGATGCCATTACACATTGCAGCCCCAGGGGCCCGCTATTATCATATGGACAAGATGCCCTGGGATAGCACCTCGAAGCGTTACTTGGGCACCTATGTGGAGATTGACAGGGAGACGGCTGGCTGTTACCTACTGGTCCAGTGTGTCAACTGGGGCGATGATGGAGCGGGGCACTGGATGCGCAATTTAACTGGAGCAACTTACTTTGGTACTGTTGCCCGGTTTGCCGGGGTGGCTGAGTCCCGCTCTGTGATCCGCGTCGATGACGTGGCATCCTGGAACAAGAATCCCATTCACTTTCTCATTGGCCAGTCCACTCAGAAGTATTTCTCCGCCGACCAGGGCCGAGCCTGCATATTCCATCTTACAATTGGCGCGGTTCTAGACGCTGGTGTTGCGAAGAAGTTTCTGGAAGCCTTTGAGACTGGGCCAGGCAAGACTCTTATAAACGTATCCCTTGTGAAGGGTTATGGACAGAAGACAGGGGAACTTGGCTCCCTGACAGATGCAACCCTACGAGCCCGAACTTCAATTCCCGCTGAACTTGAGCCATTGGCGCCGGGATTTAGAGATTGCTACAAGGCCTTTATGACAGGGAGGACGACCCGCGAGTTGCCAGTGGCTATTGAGGCTGGACCCTTCAGGGGCATGGTGTTGGGTCGCGTGGACGAAGCCAATGGCTGGTGGCAGGATGTGCCCTATTGCGCGTACAGCTACACTAGCCTTAGTGCGCGGTGGACTGTGCAACCACTTATGGGTGAGCACGGCACGGACTCGACCTACACCAAGGCTACTGAAACCGCCGGGTCGCAGGTGGGGGTTGTCCGTATAACCGCCCCCTCCATTTTGTGCAAGGATGCCTACATGGTTGCCGAAGTGTACACCCTCTCCGGAAACGCAGGCTACCGCGCACATGTATGCGAGGCCGGCCAAATCAACAATAGAGCGCAGTTCATGGTTTCCAGCCCCGGGCCTATGAGCCTAACCAGATTCAGGACTAACATGAGTGTTAGCTCCATTGACATTTATGTCGTGGGAGACACCTCTAGGCCAACAACTGCCGTGGACGGCAAAAGTGGGGACGAGTACGTAGTTGTTTCATACTGTGTTTATATTGTTAAAAGCGCCGATGTAGCCCGCAACTGGGTGTACCACGAGATGGACTACGTTTCAAGCCAGTCTGCGGACGTAGTCGCATCCACTAACGACTCCGATAGCGGGACGGCACTTACCAGCAATGGCCTCGTTATGTACCATTGCGAGCGCAACGATACCGGCTGCTACCTACCAGTCCAAACGCCCACCTGGACCTGCTATTCTTCAGATTGGAGGGTTACGAAGAACGCCCCACTCAACGCGGCCTGCCCGCTATATTCGGAGAGGGGGCGCGCCCTACCGGGGGCGCAATTTTGTGGAAAGCCGTGGGAGTTGCCTCTGCACGAGGCATCGGAGGAAAGCGTGACTAGCGAACCCACAGACTTAGACGATAACGACCAAATCGGGGACGTGCAGGCTGTCGAGCCCTGCGCGATACCCGCCGCTGTGTCGGCCAGCGCTTAAGGCTTCAGCGGTGTCTAGGGGGCCCCTCATCGCGCTGGGTAGGGACGGGGGGGCCGCTAGGGAAGCGCGCACCCGGCACTGAACAAGTGCCGCTACGCTCTCTAACGAGGGCGGGGGGGCGTGGTAAGCCCCTGGCCCCGCACGCCGGGGTACTGCCTCACAAGGGGAAGTCGCACCCGAGGCTGGATATGTCTTTGACAGGGCAGGAGCTACCTCAAGACCGCTCCGCTCCCGGCGAC